CATCGAGAGCTGGGCTGGGAACGCTGTGGGCAACGGCATCAAGCCAGTGCTGAAGTTGGACGACAGCGACACGAAGGAGAGGCTGCACGCGCTCTGGCTGGCATGGACAGACGAGGCCGACGCAGAGGGCATCACGGACTTCTACGGCCTGCAGCGCCGAGCCGCGCGTGAGGTATTCATGTGTGGAGAGGTCTTCATCCGGTTGCGGCCGCGCCGCGCAGAGGACGGTCTCCGAGTGCCACTGCAGCTCCAGATGCTGCCGGCTGAAATGCTGCCGATGAACCACACGCAGATCGCGCAGAACGGCAATCGCATTCGGCAGGGGATCGAGTTCGACCTGGTCGGACGTAGAGTGGCATATCACTTCTACCGTCGCCACCCCGGCGATGTGACGGAGCAGGATTTCACCGGCCAGACGACGCGCGTCCCTGCATCGGAAGTGCTTCACATCATCGATCCCGTCGAGGCAGGCCAGCTGCGCGGGATCTCGAAGTTTGCACCAGCGATCGTCAAGCTGTTCCTGCTCGACCAGTACGACGACGCGGAGCTCGACAGAAAGAAAGTTGCGGCGATGTTCGCAATGTTCGTCACCTCGCCTGCTGCCGAAAATCCGCTGGCGCCGGCTGAAGAGGACATCGAACTTTCGCCGGGGCTGGTGACGCGACTGGATCCCGGCGAGGACGTGACCGTGGGCCAGCCAGCAGACTCGGGCGGTACCTATGAGCCGTTCCAGTACCGCACACTTCTGCAAGTCTCGGCTGCGCTGGGCATCCCTTATCCCTACCTCACCAACGACATGGTGAAGGGGAACTTCTCGAACTCTCGTTTGGCGCTGATCGAGTTCCGGCGTCGCGTCTCTGCGTGGCAGCACGGCGTCATGGTCTTCCAGATGTGCCGGCCGATCTTCACGCGCTGGCTGGACGTCGCGAACTTCTCTGGCGCGATCGCCTTGCCGAGATACGAGCAGGAGCGTGCGAGCTATCAGCGTGCGGACTGGCTGCCCACCAAATGGGATTGGGTCGATCCGCTCAAGGACGCGAACGCCGAGCTGGCGCAGATCGAGGGTGGTCTCAAATCGCGCACTCAGGCGATTGCAGAGCGTGGCTATGACGCCGAAGCGGTTGATCGCGAGATTGCAGCGGAGCGTGCGCGCGAGCGTGAGCTTGGTCTGGACTTCCGCAGGCCCGGGTCGCCGCAGGGCGCAGCGCAAGCACCCGGCGTCGTTCCCGGATCGAGTGGCGCAGCTGAACCGGAGGACGAGCCAGATACCGACGACAGCGACGACAGTGACCAGAACAATGACGCGCCCCAGCGCGGGACCGAGGAGTGACCGGATGAATTCCCCGCAGATCGCGCAGCGCGCTTTCAACACGCCGCTGCTCGTGCAGCCAGCGAAGGCGATGGCGTTCCTCGCCGGCATGGGCACGCGGATCATTGGAAGCGATGTGCGTTTCGAGAACTTCGCAATCGAGCCAGAAGCTGTCGCGCAAGCGTCGCTTCCTGCTCGCGCCGGTGTGATCGGCAACGACGTCGCGGAGCGATATCAGCGAAACGGAAGACGTCCATTCGTCGTGAAAGACAACATCGCTGTGATCGAGGTAACCGGCACGCTCGTGCATCGCGGCGCGTGGCTCGGATCAAACTCCGGCGTGACGTCCTACGAGGGTCTCGCTGCGCAGGTCAAAGCCGCAGTCGAGGATCCATCGATCCGCGGCATCGCTTTCGAGATCGACAGCTTCGGCGGCGAGGTCGCGGGTGCGTTTGACCTGGCCGACGCGATCCGAGCGGCGCGCGCTGCGAAGCCGGTCTACGCGTTTGTGGGTGAGCACGCATTCTCGGCAGGCTACGCGATCGCAAGCCAGGCGGATCGGATCATCGTACCGCGCACTGGCGCGGTCGGCAGCATCGGTGTCGTCGTGATGCACCTGGACATGAGCCGTCGGCTGGATGGCGACGGCCTCGCTGTGACGCTGATCCACGCAGGCTCGCACAAGGTCGACGGCAACCCTTACGAGCCTCTGCCGCCTGAGGTCCGCGACGATATACAGGCTGAGATCGATGCTGTGCGCGACCTCTTCGTCGAGACGGTCGCGCTCGGTCGAGGCTCGCGACTGAGTGCACAGGCAGCGCGCGCGACAGAAGCGGACAGCTATCGCGGCGCTGCTGCGGTTGCTGCGGGCCTGGCCGACGAAGTGTCGGACCTCTCCAGCGCTTTCGAGCGCTTTGCGAGCATCGTGAACGGGCGACGCGCGTCGCCCCAAAGCGCGACGTCGGGACGCGCAGAAGGATCCCGGCAGATCAAGGTGACGACAATGAACCCGAACAGCCCAGCCGCCAGTGTGGCGGAAGACGACCAAACGCAGGTGACGACGGAGACCGTGGACGAGCCTGTCGCTTCGCCGACCACCGAGCCTGTCGCTGCTCCTGCTGCAGCTGCTGCGCCGACTCCGGTCGCCGCATCGGACGCGAGCGCTGCTGATCAAGTGCGGCGCGAAGCAGCGGAAATCGCTGGCATCGCCGCGCAAGCAGCGCGACTTGGCGTACCCATCGACGTGGCTGCCGCGATCACTGCTGGCACCAGCCCGAGCGCTTTGCGCGCCAGCGTTCTCGAGCAAGCGTCTGCGAATGCGAATGCACACGACGTTGTCGTGACGACCCCGTCGCGCCAGCAGCCGTCGAACGCCGACAGTCCGATCATCGCTGCTGCGAAGCGCGCTGCGGAAGCGGCGAAAGCCAAGGCCGCCGCACACTGAACCACTCGGCAGCGTGGTGCTGCCGAGTGCCAAAACCCAGCCAGAGGAAATGAACCATGTCGACGCTCACCCAGAAAGCCACCATCAGCGACGTGCTGAAGAACGAGTTCAACCCGAACTTCAACCGCGAATCTGTCACGATGCTCACCGGCGCTGTCTATCCTGTCGGCGCTGTCGTCGGCCTGATCACGGCCAGCGGCAAATACAAGCTGTCGACCAACACCGGCTCCGACGGCGCGCAAGTGGCCGGTGGCGTCGTCCTGCAGCATGCTGACGCGAGCAGCGGCGATGTGACTGGTGTCGCTATCCTGCGGCGCGGTCCCGCGATCGTGTCGCGCTCGGCGCTCACGCTTGATGCCAGCGTCGACGATGCGACCAAGACAAACGCCAAGTTGGCGCAGCTCGTGACCCTCGGCATCGTCCCGCGCACCACTGTCTGACAAGAGCGCGGCCGCACGCAGCCGCGCTGATGCTTTCCCTTCATCACCTGGAGTAAAAACCGATGAACGCGATCGTCCGTAACCCCTTCGACGCTGGCGGCTACTCGCTGGCGGAGATGACGCAGGCCATCAATATCCTGCCGACTTTGTACAGCCGCCTGGCCGCGCTTGGCCTCTTTCGATTCGAGGGAGTGACGCAGCGGTCTGTCATCATCGAGCAGCGGGATGGCGTGCTGAACCTGCTGCCCTCCGTAGCTCTTGGCGCTCCTGCCACTGTTGCTGGCCGCGAGGGGCGGTCGATGCGCTCCTTCGTCGTGCCGTGGATCCCGCACGACGACATGATCCTGCCGGGCGATATTCAGGGCACGCCTGCATTCGGCGCGATAAATGGCGCGGATCCGCTGGCTGATCTGGTCGCGCGGAAGCTCGCTCTGATGCAGCGCAAGCACGCGCAGACGCGCGAGTACATGGAGATGAACGCGCTGCGTGGCATCGTGAAGGATGGCGGCGGCGCGACGCTCTACAATTACTTTACTGAATTCGGCATCACGCAGATTGCGGTGGACTTCGCTCTCGGCACGGCCGGCACGAATGTGCAGGGCAAAGTCCGGGAAGTGCTGCGCGCCGTTGAGGACAATCTGCTTGGTGAGTCCATGACGTCCGTGCATGCGCTCGTCAGTCGTGAGTTCTTCGACAAGCTGATTGCGCATCCGAAAGCGGAGGAGGCCTACAAGTACTTCGCCGCGACAGGCGCGCAGCCGCTTCGAGACGACATGCGTCGCTCCTTCCCCTTCGCAGGCATCGTCTTCGAGGAATACAATGCGACGGTCACGCTCGGGGATGCTGCGCGGACGCTCGAGCGCCTGGTGACGGCGCAGGAGGGCGTTGCCTTCCCGCTTGGCACCTTCGACACCTTCACGACCTATGGCGCCCCTGCGAACCTGCTGGAGACCGCAAACACGATCGGCTTGCCGATGTACGCGCGCCAGCACCTCGACGAGAAGGGCCGCTGGATCGACCTGATGACGGAAGCGTCGATCCTGCCGGTCAACAAACGCCCGCGCACTGCGGTGCGGATCCACACGTCCAACTGATCGGATCTGCAAGTGAGCATCTTCGCCGCAGCCATGGACGCGATCTTCAACGATCCGTCCATGGCTGTGGACGCTCTTTGGCTCGCGGATGGCCAG